CGACCGCATCGGCAAGGTCGAAGCGGGCATGAATCGTCGCGGAATGGGCGGCGGAGACGAGCAGACCGAAGCTGAGCGGCTGTCCGAGCGGCGTTATGCACGCGAATTCCACAAGATGAGCCTCGCGGCACGCGGGCAGCTCAAGGCCGGCGTCGCAATCAAGGACGAGGACATCGATTTCGCGGGAATCAAGGCGTGGAGCGACGCTTTCCCGATGTATCTACGCGCGAAAGACGATCGCGCCGTGGAGCAGCGGGCGCTTTCGGTCGGCTCCGATCCGGACGGCGGCCAGTGGGTTCCGACGCAGGTTTCGGCCCGCATTCTGACCCAGGTCTACGAATCGTCGCCCATTCGTCAGTATGCGACGGTCGAAAACATCTCCACCGACGCTTTGGAGATCCCGACTGACTTCGGTCAGGTCGATTACGGCTGGGTTGGCGAGCAGGCGCCCCGCACAACCACTGCTACCTCGCAGATCGGGACCATCCGCATCCCGACCTTCGAGATGTATGCCCAGCCGGCCGCAACTCAGAAGCTCCTCGAAGACGCCAGTGTCGACGTTGAGCGGTGGCTGTCCAACAAGATTGCCCAGCGATTCTCCCGCGTCGAGGCAACCGCCTTCTGCTCGGGAACCGGTGTGGGTCAGCCGCGCGGCTTCCTGACGTATGCCAACGGCAGCACGCTTCCGGGCACCATCGAGCAGGTCCATTCGGGTCATGCCACGGCGCTGACGACCGATGGCCTGATCAACTGCATGGTCAGCCTGAAAGAGCCCTACGTCCCCGGTGCGATCTGGCTGATGCGGCGCGCAACGGTCGGCTCGATCATGCTGCTGAAAGACGGCGACGGTCAGTACATCTGGCGCGCCGGTATCGACGGCGGCAAGCCATCCGTCCTGCTCGGGAGCCCGGTTGTCCAGGCGGCCGACATGCAGGCGGTCGGCGCGGGCGGCCTGCCCGTGGCCTATGGCGACTTCCGCCAGGGCTACACCATCGTCGATCGGCTCGGGATCACCACGCTCCGCGACCCGTTCACCGCGAAGCCCTTCGTCCTGTTCTACACCCGCCGCCGCGTCGGGGGCGATGTGACGAACTTTGAAGCGATCAAGCTTCAGATTGTCGCGGCGTAAGGAGGCAAACCCCATGGCAAACCGCGAACTCTCCACGCACATCAACCCGCGCCCGCTGATCAATCCGGCGGCTGCGGTGTCGAACAACACCGCGATCGTCTCCTCGCTGCTTGACACCCTCGGCTACGACAGCGTGACCCTGGTCATTGCCGTCGGCGCGGCCGGGACGAGCTCCGCCACGTTCACCGCGTCGCTGACCGAAGGCAACCTTGCCAACGGCTCGGACCAGGCAGCCGTGGCGGCGTATGAGGTGACCAACGGCGTGACGGTCTACTCCAACCCGCCGCCATACGCGGCGATCGGAGCCGGCCTGACGCTCGCGAGCTTCACCGGAGCCGCCACCAACAGCGTGTTCAAGCTGGCCTACGTCGGCAACAGCCGGTACATCCAGCTTACGATCACGCCAGCCGGCAACTCGGCCGCCGCCTTTATCTCCGCGGTAGCGATCCTCGGCCATCCGGACGTGCGCCCGACCCCGAACCCGCCGGCCTGACGCTCAAGTCTGAGCCTTTGATGCCGAACGCAGGCGGTTCGCCGCCTGCGCTCCCCCCTCTTTTGCAAGGAGCATCGCCATGGTGGCGGATCCTACCTATCAGGCCAAAAACTACGAAGCAGAGGGCGCCGCCTCCTGGGTTGTCGGCGGCACCCTTGAGATCGCATCCGGCGGGACGCTGGTCGTAGCCTCCGGCGGCTCAGTCAGCTATGGCGGCGCCTCCAGCACCGGCGCCACCGTGGCAGGCAAGTACACGGTTACCGCGGCCGACGTGACCGCCACGCACACCGCCATCCCGACCGGCATCACGACGCTGTCGGCCCTGATTATCCAGATCCTCCGGACGGGCAAGATTACGACTACCGACGCCGCCCCCGCCCTGGTCTCCGGCGCCATCCAGGTGTCGTCCGGATCCACTTACACGCTGACCGCCGGTGACATCGTGCACTGGATCGCGGTGGGCGTCTGATGTCCGCCCCGGTCCCGGTCACCGTCCTCAAGTCGTTTGTCTGGATCGACGACGGCGAGCGCAAGGTAGCCGAGGTCGGGACGAGCATCCTCGTCTCCCGGCGCATCCTTCCCGGCCTGGTTGCGGGCAAATACGTGCAGGACAACAGCCTGCCGCCGCCGAAGCCCCCTGCTCCTGCGAAAGCACCGGCAAAGTGACAGTCGAAACCATCCTGAAGGTGCTGACGCCGGCCGCCAGCTACGACCTGACGACGCTTGAAATCGTCAAGGACGAGCTGGGCATCACGGACAGCTCCTCGGACACCACGCTCGCGCGGTGGATCGCGGAAAGCAGCCACAGGATAGCCGCCTACACCGAACGGGTCTGGGGCCTCGAGACCGTCCGCCAGCTTTGGCGCTTCGATCATCACCAGTTCCAGAACGCGTACTTCGGCTGGGAGAACCGTGCCAACCCTCAAGGGCTGCGGTTCGACCGCTATCCAATCGCGACCATCACCTCACTGGTCGAGGATGACGTCTATACGCTGGTTGAAGGCCAGGATTACGAGGTCGATCAAGCCGCTGGCGTGGTCTACCGGATCTTCCAGGGCGGCGTGCCGAATAGCGAACTCCGCTGGCGCTGGCGGCGCAAGGTGGTCGCCACCTATACCGCCGGTTACCAGCTTCCCGCGGCCGTGCCGCTGCGCTTGCAGCAGGCGACGACCGAACTCATCAAGGGGCGCTGGGGCAGCCGCACGCGCGACCCCGCGCTCCGCTCCTTCAGTATCCCCGGCGTCATCGAGAAGACCTATTGGGGCGGCGGTTCCTCCGATGGAGACCTTCCGCCAGAGATCGTGTCCATCCTCGACGGCCTCATTGATCGGCAGTTCTAATGGCTCTTTTTATCATTCCGAACGTGGCGCCGCAGGAGATCGAGGCGGCGCTTGCCGAGGCCGGACAGGCCGTGGTGCTGCGGCGCGTGGGCGTCCCCAACATCGACGTGGCCCTGGCCGGCCGCCTTGATGACTACGCGCCCGAGGACATCGGCGGCGGCGTGGTGCAGGGCGACCGCCGGGTGATCATCGGCAACTGGGTCATTGTCGAGGAGGGCTGGCCGGGGCCGCCCCGGCGCGGCGATCAGATCATTTGGGGCCAGGGCACCAAGACCGCGACAGTCATGGGCGTGGCCACGGTATCGGTCGGGAATGTGGACGTCCGCCATAACCTGCATGTGCGCGGATCCTGAATGTTCACCCAGGAGGCCATGCAAGGCTTCATCAACACGGTCTCGCTCGCCAGCCTGAACCTCCCGGCGGAGGCCTCCAAGGCGCTGCTGATCCAGACCGCCTACAAAGAACGCGACCGCGTGCTGACCGAGGCGCGGACCCGCTCGGGGCTTGTCCCGCAGTACCGCCAGATCGTTGATGGCGTGCTGGACGCGCCGATCGAGGCCGTAAAGCCTTTCGGGACCATCGTCTTTTCCTGGCATTATTTCGCCGAGGTGGTGCGCGAGATCGTGCACACTCTGGCTGATCGCTCGCCGGTTCGCACCGGGGCCTACCTCGACAGCTTCGTGGTGTTCGTCGATGACGTGCCGGCCGCCATGGGCGCGCATGACGAGATCCACCTCCGCGAGATCAACCTTGCAAGCAAGCGGATCGTCATCGTGCCGCAGGTGCCCTACAGCCGGCGCCTCGAGGTCGGCAAGCTGCGCGACCGGTTCGGGCGCGTCACCGATATCCCGTTCGTGCGCCAGGTCAGGCCGCACATCGTCGAGGAGACGGCGATCGTCTCGGCCAAGCTGTACCGGGACCTGGCCGATATCAGCTTCAACTATGTCGACCTGTCGGACCCTTGGGTGATTAAGCGGCCGTATCACCGCAGCCGGCGGCACGACCGGATGAACAGCACGGTCCGCTATCCCGCCATCATCATCGAGCCCCGCATCCTATGACCGCAACGCTCAACATCAAGCAAGGTGCGACGCTGCAGCTGCTGATCGACGTCCAGAACGCCGACAAGACCCCGCTGGACCTGTCCACGGTGACCGTCAGCGCGGCCGTCAATGATCAGCACGGCCAGCCGGTCGACACCCTGACGCTGACGCCGACAAGCACCGCAGGCCAGCTTTGGGTGGCGCAGGACACCGCCGCATGGCCGCTCGGGCAGCTCTACAGCGACGTCAAGTTCGTCTCCAAAGCGACCGGGTCGGTGCTGAAAAGCGATACGTTCTACATCCAGGTGCTTTCAGCGGTCACCCCGTGACGCAAAACCTGACGATCACTCAGGTCGGGGCGGGCTTTACCGACTCAGCGGTTATTGCCTCCGCCCTGAGCCTGACGATAACGCAGTTCTCTACCGAGACCGAGATCCTCGGGGCCGATGCCGGCGCGAGCAACGCGCAGCTTGCCCAGTCCATCGCGCTCATTGTCGCGGTGCCGGCCGCGCCGCTCGGCATCGGCCTGACGATCGGCCCGGCAGCAACCGTCTCCCTGGCGCTGCCCGGGTCCGTCATTTGGGGCGAAGGCGGCGGGTCGGCCTATGACAATCCCGCCTATCCGGCGCTGACTACCATCAACGACGCGCTGGATTACCTGCTCTACGTGCCGCCCGCGATCACCGGCTTCACCAACACCGTCGGCACAGTCGAAATCGGCTCCACGGTCACGGCGGTGACCCTGTCATGGCATTTCAACAAGACGATGGCCTCGGTGACGTTGAACGGCGCCGCGATCTCGCCGCTGCTGACCAGCGCCAGCCTGACCGGGCTGCACCTCACCAGCGACACCAGCTACACCCTGAGCGCGAGCGACGGGCAGCAGGCCGCGTCGGCCGGCACCAGCGTCGCTTTCCGGGCCCGGCGCTGGTGGGGCACGTCTGCGCTGACGACACTCGGCTCGGCTGACATCCTGACACTCAGCGGATCCGAGTTCGCAACTGGCCGCGGGCAGTCGCGCAGCATGTCAGCGTCGGCGGCCTATCTCTACTTCGCGTGGCCCAGCGCGTTCGGAGCGCCGACGTTCACCGTCAACGGCCTGCCAAGCACCGCGTGGATCAAGACCACTGTCATGGCCACGAACGCCGCCGGCTACGCGCAGAACTATGACGTCTACCGCAGCCAATACATTCAGAATGGCTCCGGGATCGCGGTGGTCGTGTCGTGAGCAACAACGTTGGCACGCTCATCACCGCGCCGGTTCGGCCGCAGTCGAGCGCCGACACCTATCCGACCGCGTATGCGACGGATCTGCTCGGCGGGCATCAGCAGTTCGCGCTTCTCGCTGAGCGTGACGCCATCCCAGCCGAGCGGCGCCAGGAGGGCATGACGGTTTGGGTTGTCGAGACCGCCACGCTCTACGTGCTGTCGGGTGGCATCGATAACGTCAATTGGACGCCGTTCAGCGGCGGAGGAGGCGGCGGCGGTGCATCGACTTTTGTCTTTGTGCAGGCTCTCCCGCTGGCTGACTGGAATGTGGTGCACGGGCTTAATCAGTTCCCCGCCGTGATCACCGTCGATAGCACCGGCGCGCAGGTCGAGGGCGACGTGACGTACGTCAACGCCAACGAGATCACCGTCAGCTTCGCCGGGCCGTTCTCCGGCATTGCATATCTGAATTAGAGGTCAGGATCATGGCGCGTTCATTCTTAACCGGCATCAACCTCAATCAGAACCAGATCATCAGCGGTGTTCTGGAAAGGGCGGCGACTGCTCCAAGCTCGCCGGTGTCTGGACAGGCGTATTTCGACACGGTCCTGCTGAGCAGCTACGTCTTCAACGGGTCGACCTGGCAGCCGTGCGACGCCTCGAAATCCACGATCATCCCGGCTGCCGCGATCACCAATCTCGCGACGACCGTCAAGGCATACCACCTCAACGAGTTCGCGGCTCCGACTGCGAATATTCCAATGGCCGGGTTCAAGTTGACCGGCCTCAACACCGCGCCCAACACGGCGGGAGACAGCGCCGAGTATAGCTGGGTCGTCGGGCGTAACCTCAATACGATCGCCAACGCGACCGCCAACACAGCCAATATCCCGATGGCTGGCTACACGCTGACTGGCCTCAATACTGCGCCAAACGCCTCCGGTCAGGCCGCGGAATATAGTTGGGTCCTGGCGCGGCCGCTCAGCGCCTTTGCTGCTCCCGCGGCTAATATCCCGATGGCGGGCTACAAGTTCACCGGCTTGGGCACGCCGACGGCAACAGGCGACAGCGCCGAATATACCTGGGTGCTCGGCCGCTCGCTCTCGGCGTTTGCGGCGCCGACGGGCAATATCCCGATGGCCGGCTACAAGCTGACCGGGCTCGGCGCGCCGAGTGCGGCGGGTGATTCTGCGACCTATGACTGGGTGATTGCGCAAGTCCAGGCCGCCGCTGCGGGCATCGCCTCGAAGCCTCCCGTGCAGTGCATTGGAACCGCGAACCTCACGCTGAGCGGCCTACAAACGATCGACGGCTACACGACGCTGGCCAATGACCGCGTGCTCTGTGTGGGGCAGACGACGCAAAGCCAAAACGGTATCTATCTGGCTTCGGCTGGCGCCTGGACCCGCGCGACCGACGATGGCCCGCCCCCCGGCGAGCTTGAGCCCGGTGCCATGTGGCTGTCCGTCAATGGAACGGTCAACGCGGGCACCCAATGGCGGTGCAGCAATACGACCGCGATCACCGTTGGCACGACCGCGGTCACCATAGTCCAGTTCGGCGCCGCGTCGGTCTACTCGGCCGGGAACGGGATCACCTTCACCGGCTCGGTGATTTCGGCGAACGTGGTCGGCAGCGGTGGCGTGCTGGTAGGCGGCTCCGGGCTGTCTGTCGATACAAGCATAGTCGCGCGCAAATGGTCCGGCACGATCGGCGACGGCAGTGCGACGTCGTTTGTTGTGACGCATGGGTTGAATACCCAGGACGTGCACCTGAGCGTCCGCCAAGCGGCGACGCCATACGCCATCATCGACTGCGACATGGCGGCGACCAGTACGACGACCGCGACGATCGCTTTCGCGACAGCGCCGACGTCAGGCCAGTATCGTGTGACGGTCATCGGCTGATCGATGTCGCGCCCGTTCCTCACATCGATTGATCTGAACAAAAATCAGATCCTTAACGCGGCGTTCCAAAGCCTTGCGGCCGCGCCGAGTTCGCCGGCGGTCGGGCAGGTCTACTACAACACGGTCAATGCTCAGCCCTATTGCTGGAATGGCACGACATGGCTGTCGCTGAGCGCAGTCGGGACCTATTTGCCGCTGAGCGGCGGGACACTCAGCGGCGGGGTGACGATTAACGATCCAAGCACCACGTCGCTCGGATCGTTCCAAGTGGCGGCCACGTCCGACACAAACGGCGTCAATATAAAATTCACCGGCAACGGCACCACCACGCCATCAAAATACATCCGGGTCATCGGTGGCTCGTTCCAGATCCTGAATAGCAACTATTCGCAGGCAATCCTCACCCTCAGCGATGGCGGCGATCTCGCCGTAGCGGGCGGAACGACGCTGCTGGGCACGCTTTCGGTTACCGGCGCAGTAAGCGGGGCTGGATTTACCTCGCTGCTGGGCGGCTATCTACCGCTGTCGGGCGGGACGCTGTCGGGCCAGCTACAGGGAACGTCGTTTCGCGCAGCGGGGGCGTGGCAGGGTTTCCAGTGTTACGACGGCACCCAAGGCGCTAACGCTAAATACTCGGATATAGTCGAGCATGGCGGTATTGTAGACTTTCGGCTGGTCGATGACGCTTACAGCACGTCTACTTCGTATCTCACTGTAAGCCGCACCGGCTATACTGTCGACGCTGTCAATATCTATGGCGCGTCCATCAACCTCAATGGCCCCGTTAACTCAACCGGCGAAATATCCGGCGTGACGCTGTCTTGGAGCAACAACCAGAGCGGGGTGATCCCCGGCACAAACACGCTTGGCGGGCGGATAACCGAAAACTTTTCCAGCGGCTGGGGCGAGACGGACTTTTGGAACCTCTACGCAAGCGCTACGCAGTCGTTTGCTTGGTATCAGCGCACCGGCACGCCGACCGCCTCACTGCTGGCCACACTCTCGCCTGTCGGTAACCTAGCCGTTTCCGGCGTGCTCAATGTCAACGGCGGGTGGGCGGGCATCAGCGGCGTGGCCGGGTCCTGGCGGGCGCTGGCGTTCTCGTCGGTCGGGTCTACGCGCTGGAATGTCTTTGCCGACAGTGCGGCCGAAGCCGGGAGCAACGCGGGGTCGAACTTCCAGATATCCAGCTACAACGATGCGGGGAACTGGCTCGCGTCTCCGCTGACGATCAATCGCGCGTCCGGCGTCGTGACGCTGGCCTCGCTCTCGACTAATAACGGCACGTTCACCGGCTACGATTCCGGGGCGTTCAACTGGCGCGTCATCGGCGGTAGTTACGGCGCTGGCATCCGCAACGACGGAACAACCGTCTATCTGATGTCCACCGCATCCGGTTCGCCGAACGGCAGCTACAACGGGCTGCGGCCGTTTTATTGGAATTTGTCGACCGGCACTGTCGGCATCGCGGGAGATGGCGCGGCTACATCGGTTGGTGGTTCGCTCGCGGTCGCGGGTACGTCCTTGACCGTGCTCGGGGCTTCAAATGTCACGCTGACGTTCCGTCAGACCGGCGGCGCGGCAGATGCCAAAGCCTATGACTATATTTACGACTCTGGCACCGCTTACTTCCGCTTCGTCAACGACGCCGGGACGGCCGCCACAAACTGGCTG